CTGAAGATGAACCCGGCTCTGGCTGGGATGATGAAGATGAACATGAACCAAAACAAAACTTTAACCGAGCCCGTGACACTAAAATGGGTTACGGTAAAGATGTTTTCACTCTGACTGAAGCGCAACTTAAGGGCCTTCAAAAAGCCCGAAAGACAGGAGGAGATGATGGTGTGAAAAACTTCTATGACGCACTTGCCGCTGAAAAGGAGGAGAAGATTGCAAAAACACTCCCCAATGTCGACATCCGTCAAATGCTTCTTATTTATGAACGCAGATGGCCAAAAAGAGGAGCCAACGAGCCAGGTAATCACCACCGTTTAGGCTGCCCCATCTGTGAATATGACCGTGAGGTCAATGATGAAAAGAAGCTCGGCCAAGAAGCCGCAGTTTTTCATGTGGTTAACCACATTGCCGATAGGCATGCACCGTTTTTATCGGTATTGCGCGTTTTCCAACCCAAGAATGCCTTTTATAAGCCAGCGATGGGAGAGATTCGTACTGAGTTTCTCGCTCAATTCGCAGCGAAGGGTGCCACTGATCGAGAGATGGCAACACAAATCCGACGTTTCAATACGTTAGTAACACATACGCCAGGAATGGTACATAGTGACAACGTAAAAGGAATGCGACGAGTGTTATTTCCTGAGGAGAGGGAACCTCAACAAAAGCAAGAGAAAGCAGCGCCGGAGGTGGAGGATGCCAAAACGGCAGCGCCAGCGACGAACACAGTTCAAGCACTAATGCGTGCAAATCGTGAAGCAGTCGCTAGGTATGCCGCCGAGCATAATATGTCCTACGATGAAGCTGTTCGAGAGATACGCAAAAAGCGCAATCAAGAGGTCCGAAATCAAACCACAGCATCAAGTTCTACGTCTTCCACGCGGAAGCACGAGGGAGCTGAGTTTGACTGGGACTTTGAAACGATTGAATGCTTGTACCTACTCTTGCCTAATAATGAGGGCGCAACACCCCCAAATCCAAAGAAGGATAATGTTAAAAAGGAGAAAAAATCTCCCGTTCCTAAGAATGCCTGTAATGCTTCTAAACGCAGACAGCGATGCCTGACGGAAGGATGCGACAAGGTACACAAATGGGACGGCATGAAGGACTTGATCCCGTGCCGAAAGAAAGATTGCTCAAACAAAACTTGCCCTTATGTTCACAAAAACAATGAGGGAAAACAATTTAACGAGTGTATGGTGATGTCCATGTCAGATTCTGGCGTGCTTCCTGTTTTCAGAAATGAAACGGGGATAGCAGAGGACAATCGAATGTTTAATGCAACCTACACTAAAATTGCTCAAAAGCAATATCTTTTAACTCCTGTTTGGGATATCAAGAAATTCGGAAACGGATACTTGTATCTTGAATACCCGCCCATTAAAAATGGAGCAACAGAGCAAATTGACAAACGCAACGGCTTCCATCCCATTGATTGGACTATCAATGAAGAAGAGAAGATTGCGTATTGTGAAGTGAACGCAAAAGGCCGCATTACTTTGCCACAACAGTATAAAGCCAAGGAACTCGCAGTCGCACCAACGACACGTTTTTCTGTGCATTTTATTGGAGTGGTTGAAGGAGGTCGCCGCTATAAAGTTGGATCTTGTGAAGCGTACCTGAAAGATGGTGAATTATTTCACACTGTTAATACAACTGGTGGTGACTGTGGATCTTCTTTGGTTTCCGGAGAGCGAATTGTTGGAATACATTGGAAAGACGGTGCCGCACTTGCTGTGACCCGATCTTTTATGTCCAAACTCTCGGAAAACTAAATTGGTGTCGGACTTTGAGCGCAGTCCCGACGCCTAAAATAAATCATCGCGCTCCGATAAAGACATATGGGGATGTTCAATCTATATATGCGACGCATCATAAGCAAAACTTACCTGAAACGTCGTCCCCCTCACATTTTGTCTCATCGTATATGCGAGACTTTCAAAAAGAAAACCCTGATCTTTATAAAGCTAACTATGATGGAACTAATACAAATCAGAAGAATGTTTGGATTTCTTTAAATAAGATGTTTGTGACACCAAAATTAAATATTGACGCGAAAGTATTTCAACGTGCTTACCGTCTTATAAAAACACAAATGCGCCTGGCATTTTTGCCTGGCCTCCAATACAATCCTGAATTTACTCATAATTCCGTCCCTGGTGCTTGGTGGAAATATTACGGATTTAAATCTAAACAAGAAGTTTTCGATTGTCCCACTTATTATACCTCACAGCATGAATGCAGAAGTGGCTTGCGCCATTATCCGCCTTATGTTGCAGCAGGAAAAAGAGAGCTTCTCTCTTTTGTGGAACTACAAGAAAATAAAATTCGTACTTTCCTTATGGCATCAACAGAATTGTTGGCTGATGAAAAGTATCTTTACGGTAATCAAGATGAAGGAATGAAAACCACTCAACCTGGGTGGATTCGGTATGGTATCAATTTCCATGATGGAGGTTTTGATCGAATGATAAAAGCTATGATGCGCACATTTTATTTCCAATGGGATGTGGCGAAATGGGATCGGCAGCTTGCCATCCTAGACCGCGTCCAACAAATGCGCAATGAGCTTCTTCAAGAGACATTACCCCCAGAACTTTGGGAACTAATCGAACCAATAACTGAACGAGTGACCAATATGGTTGTTAATCATGACCTTTTGCTGCCCGATGGCTATGTCGTCAGGTGGCCTTG